CGTCCCTGTGGTCGGATCTTGTGCTGTCAGTACCACCACATCACTCTGATAATTGGTGATCGTGGTCGCCGTGGCCCATGATCCGCCGCCGCTCGGAACATTCAACAGTTCTGCTGTGCGTTGATACGTCCCCGCCTTAATCTCCAGCGTGTCGCCACTCGCCAGGCACGCCACCCCCGCTTCGACGGTCAATTTCCCGGTCGTATGCGTCTGCGCCTGCGTACAGGTGTTGGAGTCAGATCCACCCGCCCCGGACGTGGCCACATAGTAGGTGGTCGCGGAGGCCAGACTCGGCCACAGCAGCACCGCCAGCAACCACAACACTCCAGCAATTTTATAGGGGTTCATCGGCATCGTTCCTCGGTCGCGTCTTCACGCACACAGCACATCGGCCATCGCTCAATGGAGGCGTCGTTTTCGCGTGAACTTTTTCTCGGATTGCGCCGGCGTCGGCGCGGGCCGCTCCGGGACCGGCGGCACCTCGTCGGCAACCGTCACCGTCACCGTCTTCGGCACCGCCAACCCCGGCGTCCCAATCTGAATCACGAATACAACCGCTTAGGTCGTAATGTTGCTCAGCAGGTAGCCACAGGCCACATGCAGCAACTTTTCATCCGTGCTTTGTCGCACGCGCACCACATCGCCGCGCACCGTCTCGTCGCGATAGGTCTCAACATTCAGCATCCCTGGGCTATCTTCCGTCCAGAGGAATGTCCGGCCCAAGGTCGGGGCCATGAGATCGCTGGAGCTATTGATGTAGCACAGCATGGCGTATTCTTTGCTCCACAAGTCGGTCGCGGTGACCATGCTCTTGCCTTTGGCTGTGGCGTCCAACACCGCACCCCCCACCAAGACCCGCTCCACGCCAAAATATTGCGCAAGCAGCGACACAGGAATTTCTCCGGCTGTGACGTTGGGATTGGTGTACTTGATGCGATTGAGCACCTCAGCCGCGAGGCCGAGATCCAAAAAGGTGCTATAGGAAATGATCAGCGTGTTCGGGATGAGCCCGGTGGCATTGCGGATGGCAATCTTCCCGGCCTTCACATCCAAGAGTGGTGTGGCGTTGGCGGCGTCGTCCCATTCATTGGTCACGCCATTGGCCGAAAACGTTGTCGCATTAAACACCGCATCGGCGACCCGTTTTTCTCGCGCCCGCATAATAATATTCATCGCCCGCATGGTGGCGATGGCTTCGGCGTCAAAAAACCGCGAATACAGTGCGGCTTCCGAATCATCCACCACCTCTTCCCAGCCATCCTCCTCGCACAGATAACTATCCATATCGAAGGAGTAGTCGGCACGGTTATAGGATCCGCGCGCGGCGCGTTTGGTGTTGGGCACTTTCAAAAACGCCTCCCGAGGGAGCTTGGGAAACTGTGAATCCTTTTTCGCGGTGTCAAACACCGGCAAGACCTCATCGGCGATGAAGCCGTTGGCGGCCGCATCCCCCATGTGCTCATAGGCGAGGACCCCCAAGTCGGGCCGTCCAATGGTGACTCCTGATTCTGGTGCTGGCATAGTCGTGTCTCCTAGTTAAAAGTCGTGAATAACATGGCGCGTTCCACCCACAGCCTCCCCCGATTAGGTGGGGGCAACGACCGTGAAGCCAGATTTTTCCGGCATCACTTCAATCACATCGTCAGCCGCGCCGGACGCCTCCATCGTCACACCCACCCGGCGGTGAGTCGTCGCGCCGGAGGCGGGCAAATCGTCAATCTCCCCGGCGGCCGCCTGAAACACGGCCACATTGATCGCCAGCGCGGCGGCGGCCCGCATCAGAATGGTCCCTGGGCTATTCAGAGGATAGACCACCACCAGATCACCGGAGAGCACGCCCGCTTCGCCTGTGACCCCAATCGCCTCATCGGTGGCCGTTCCGGTACACACCACCACGTCTCCGTTTGCATCTTGTTTCACCAGTGAATAGGCGGCAATGGTGCCCGCTGCCCGCTTGGTGAGTGGTCCGCTATTTTTTTGTCCTGCCATGTTGGCCTCCGTCGGTTAGTCAGTAAATGAATCGTGAATGTGCTTATCGTCGCCTCAGATGCTTAGATTATTTTTTTTTACGCGGGCAATTGTCTAAAAATTGGGCGTACAGTTTCGGGTAGCGATCCTGCGCCCGGCCCATCGCCTGCTGTGTGCCGCACTGCTCAGCGGCCAGAATGCCGCGCCACGCCTCTTCATACGTTTTGAATTCCTGTCTGTCCGGCATGCTGTCCTCCTGTAATCCGGTCGGTTTATTAGCTTCGCGGTCACGCGACTGCAACTCGACCCGCAAAAAGCTCGACTCGGCGCGGGAAAATTCCATTCCCTTGTCGATGGCCTCCAAAAATTCCTTGTCCACATCGCACGGCATCGAGACCGCCAATTCAGCAATCTGTTTCACCCGCGCCCGCTCCAGTTCCACCGCCTCCTGAGTGGCGACCGCCTGCAGCCGTGCCACGAGAGCGGGATATTCTTTCGTTAACGCTTCCACGGTTGAGCACACAATGGGATCTGGCATAATCGGCTCCTTTGTTGGTGAGATGGGGGCCGATGGTGCATCGAGCAGATCAAAGGCCCGTGAAAAAAAGACATGGGCACGCCGGACAAAATCCGGACGCTCCATGAGTTCTGATAATTTCTGAAAGGCTTCGGCGGATAGGAACGTCTGGTCGTTCAGACCAAAGACGGAATTCGTTGCGGCGGGGGAATCGACAAAATCTACGGCCAACAATTGTTTAACGCGCAGCAACGCGGGCAACGGCTCGCCGGTTTCCTGATTGACCTCGCGCGTGCCATCCGGCGTCACCCGCAATTCACGATCCCCGACCACCACGACCGACATACCGAAGGCCGCCGGATCATTGGTAGCCAAATCCAGGACATAGCCCCCGAGATCCCCCTTCGGGGTGCGGAAACTCGTCTCATCAAAAAAGATGTCACCCCGAGACAACGAGCCCTCAGGATTCAACCGGAAATTTTTCATGCGGCCGAGAAAGGTGCCCAGCGCATCATCCGACATCGCGGGATGTCCAAAGCGAACCTTGACGCCGAGCTTGCTGGCGTTGCCCTGCTCGTTGAGCTGTCGCAGGGTGGTCTGATCGATTTCGAATCGGCCATCCTTGACCAGCCCGGTTTGCATGGCCGAGGCCCCGGCAATGGTGGAGGTTTTCCGGTCCACGCCATCCACGCCCAACTCTGTCCCATAGGAGGGATCAGTCCGGAAAATCATCTGCTCAGCTACATCCATATCGTCGTCTCCCCTTCGTCGTCCTCGTCAGACTCCCACGCAATGTCCATTCGTTTTGGCATCACTAAACAGCGCGGGTCCTGCACCGTCACGTGCAGTATTTTTTTCTTGTTGGGGATCTTCGGCTTGGGGTTCGGTTGATCCGCTTCCTTGATTGTCGTCGACTGCGCCAGCTGGCGCGTCCGTCGCTTGCCCTTGCGGTGCTGGTTGTGATGGCTCACTCCATGGCCCCCCTTGTATCTCATGATCCTCATAAAATTTCTGCGCCCGCTTATTTTGCAGCGCGTTCTCTTGCCAATCTTTCCCGCCCAGGGCGGCGCATTCATCAGGCAATGTGGAAAGCCCGCTCCTGATGGCCTCTTGTGCGGCCGCCACTTCTTTCGTCGGGTCCATAAAGCCCCAGCCCGGCGCAATCCACGCGGCGTTGAGCCAGAGATCGGCCTCACGCGCAAACAGATTGACGCCACGCAGCTCACCCTGGATATAGGCCTCGCGCTGCACCATATTCCACGCAGGCTGGCCCATGTGGAGTGAATGAAACTGTTGTCGGCACCGAAAAAATCGGCGGGCCTCCATCAAGCTCGCGCGGGCGGAGGAATAATTCACTTTCGAGAAATCTTTCATCACCAGTTCATAGGGCAACCCCAACGACGAGCCGATCATGCGGAGCATCTTGTCTACGAACGGATCAAAAGCGGTGGTCGGACGGGAGGGATTGAAGGCGTGGGGAATCTCCCCATTTTCCGCATAATGCACGAGGCCCGGTTCGAGCTCCGTGAGGCGCCGGCCCTGGGCATCCGCCCCGGTGGCTGTGGCGCCCGCGAGACCATACGGGTCTTTGCTTTCAAAAATGAGGGCGAAACAGGCTTGAATGCGGGCGGCCACGAGCTCCGCCTCGAGATAATCCGCGAGATCCTTGAAATGGGTCAGCACACTGGCAAAAAACGGCTCCCCGCGTGTTTGACGTGGGCGCTTCATCCAGTACAAGTGAAAGACATTCCGTTCGCCCGTGCGGTCGTTTCTGGCGGGATAGCGAATGAAATCCTGGCTATGGCCGGTGCGCATGAGTGAGCGGTCGCCGGGATGATTGACGTTGATCCAATAGGCGACGGGTTGCCCCCGGTCGCCCAACTCCACGCCGCTCCGGATATCGCGCCGATGGCGCTGATCGGTCGGGGTTTGCAGGCGGTCAGCCTCAATCACTTCAAAGGCTAGGGGTAAAAATCGGTTCCCATCGTCAAGGCGCGTCGGCAACAGCAACACTTCACCATTTTCTAAAATTTGCCGTTCGACCAGGCTTTGCATTTCCACGAAGTGCAGACGCTCTTGCGCGTCGGCCTCTGGCGCCCAGCGTTTCCACACCCGTTCGGCTTGCGTGGCGAATTCCTCGGCCTGCTCTTCGGTAATGCCCAGGCCATCCACATCGGGGCGGCTTTGGGGTTGAATGCCGGTGCCCACGGTGTTGACCGTAATCGTGCTGGCAATACCGGAGGCCGTGCCGTCGTTGCGCACCAGATCGCGGGCGCGTTGGCGCAGCATGGCGAGATCGGGCAAGAGCGCGGCATCCGCTGAATCGGAGGGTGGCAGCCAGGTATCACGAAATCGATTGCGTTCGGCACCTCGGTAGGCCCCCAGCATGTCGATCCGCGCGCGGGCTTGCTCGCGTCGGAGCGCCCGTAATGGCGAAAACACTTGAATGGTTTTATCGAGCGCGGTGGCCACGGACTGGGTCCAGCTCATGTGGCCCTCCGTGGGATGCCGTAGGAAAAAGGTGATCGGCGTTGAGTGGTATTCAGACTGGCACGAAACGACGCTTGGATTTCGAGGAGGGACTTGAGATCTTTGCGGACATGGCGGCCATCCGGCATCGTGTATTCCACGATACCGCTTTCACCAATGGCGGCAATGGCGAGTTCAATTTTATCGATTTCCGCCTGGTAGTCGATGGCCATACCCGCGAGGATGGCATAGGCCAAAAAAAACGACTACCCCCTTAATCCGCTCTAATCCGTCCCCAGCGGCATAAAATGCTAGGCGGGTTTCACATACGTGCGGATATAGTCGCAGATACTGGCGCGGGGAATGCGGTTGACGCGGGGAGACACCTGAATGGCCATAAGTTTGCCGGTGGCCAAAAACTGATGGATAAGATCGACACTCACGTTGAAGTGGGCCGCCACTTCATCAGGTCGAAAAAACCCCTTCATGGGCACATCGGCCAGCATTTGCAGGATGAGGGGCGGGAGCGCCGGAGGCGGGGCAACCTCCGACGCCGGATCAGGCCCGCGCGAGGACGGCGGGCGGGAGGGCTTCCGTTTCTGAATCCAGGTCATGCGTGATCAGTCAAAATAATCAGCGCCGTTCTTAAAAAAAGCTACGCCTTGCCTGGCCCGGCCTTGCCATGCCTTGCCAGGTATCACCGCGCCTGCCATGCCATGCCGTGATGCGCACGTCATAGGCCATATTTTCTAGATCGTCGGCAAGCGAGAGCTGCGCGGACACGGAATTGGGCCTATAGATATTTTCCGCTCGCTCAAAATCGTTAACAACGTCCTCGGCGGGCAACCCAAGCGCTTGACCGATCCCCCGCGCCCAATACGGGGGCTCACAGCGAACAGAACAATGCTCCACATCCTGCACCGCGCGCGCGGCGCGGGCATAATTTTCCCCGAAATCTTCAATCACAACCATTAACGCATCAACCTTCGACACATACTCTGGATTCGCCGACCCATCCGCCAGGAACGGATGCGGAAACGACGACCGGCACGACCGGCCATCATCATCCACCACCCGATTATACAACCGCCCAATGACAGGACGGCCGCCCATGAACGACATAGACAGTCTGCGTATTTGTTCGCAGATGGCCTGGATGTCCATAGAGCGCCACAGCTCTGGGGTCATACTCTCCGCTGTGGGGAAAGGTTCACTCATCGTCGCATCCAGCCTTTCGTCTGTCGCCCATCGCCGCCACGGTGCTTAATCCAGCTCGCCGGCTGCTCCGCCCGTGCCGTGGCGTTGGGTTGGGGTTGGTGATAGTCGAACTGGTATTGCGAGAGATCGACGCCGGTGAGATCGACCATGAGGTAATTGATGACGGTGAGATCGAGCGCCTCGTTGCGGTCGCGGATTTTCATGTACTTGCTGCCGATGATGCGCCCCCGGCTTTTAATCGGGATTTTCACTTCGCTACAGAGCTGTTGAAAAAATTCCTCGTCGTACATGACCGCATCGGGAAAGTGAAAATAGCCGGGACCCGGCGTGGAGAGCTTAAGGTTACTCATGATGGTGTCCTTAGCCGCGTTGGTGCCGATGTGATGCAGGAGAATGCCGACCTCTTTGTGTTTATGCCGGCCCGCCAACAAATGCGCCCCTGGTTGATTGCTGCCTTTGGTGGCGATGACGCCGCGAGACTGCCGATCGCGCACGAACGTATAGACCTCTTGTGCGTGATGCCCGCCCGAATCAATCCCCGCCATCATGATTTTGATATGGCCCATCGTCGGATGCGCAAACGACTGGTTGAGCCATTGATCCAGCCGATACCAGACACCCTCCTGCGTCAGATCCGCCGGACTCCCCAGAAACACTTTGAATCCCAGCCCCCAGCTTTCCTTCCCCGGCCCCCAACCCTTCACCTCCGCCTCAAGGCGGTCGTCTTGTGTGTCAACCGCCGCCGTAATCACGCGGATCTCCTTCGGCACTGGCGCCGCATAAATCTCCCGCCGGTTCCACAGCTCTTTGTAATCCAGCTTTTCCCCGAGCTTCTCCTCCCACGTCTCCGCCAGAAACGTGTTGATGAACGCCTGCAGCTTCGTGAGGTCTTTTTTGTGCGACAGCTCCGTCCATTCCCGCGCGAGATAGGGCCACGAGTAGACCATCCCATAGGGCTGGTACAGAATATTGATATGGAACCCGGCCTTGGTGCTTTGCAGGCGGGTCCAGTCGGTGGCCTCAACCGTGCTCAACCATTGCCCGTGCGCCATCATGCCGGTTTTTTTGTGTTCGGGGATGAGTTGGCTGCATTGCGCGCACAAATACCCGGCAGTCTCCGGCGTGCCGGCTTTCCAGGTGAGGCCTTCCCACGTCAACACTTGCCCATGATCGCAGAACGGACAAGGCACGAAATATTTCCGCTGATCGGATTCCAGATATTCCGGCTCGATGACACTGGACGTCTTCATGAGCGGCGTGGAGAGTTTAAAAATCTTGTGACGCGGGAACGTGGCCGTGCGCTTTTCGGCGAGTTCAACCGGCGAGCCTTCATCGTCCACATTGGCGGGGTAGGCGTCCACTTCGTCAAGCATCAAATTCTTAGCCGACATAAACCGCAACCCGACGCCGGAGTTGGCCCCGGTGAGCACGATGCGCCCACCCAGAAACTCTTTCTCGAGCGTGGTATTACCGGAGTCACGCGACCGCTTTTCCTTGACGCGCCCATGCACTTCAGCCACCAGCTCGATCATGGGATCGATGCGCTGTTTACTAAGTTTTTTACTGACGTCAACAGTGGGTTCCACCACGAGCATGTTACAGGGTGCCCGATGGATCGTGTGGCCCATCCAACAAATGCCCGCCGAGGTACCGGCAAGCTGCACGGGTTTCATGAAGATGACTTCACGCACTGGGTGCAAGGGCGAGAGGCAATCCATGACTTCCTTGATAAACGGAAACCGTGAGGTCCGCCACCTCCCAGGCTCAGCCGACTCCGACGGCAACCGCATAAACTCATCAGCCCATTCCGAAATGGTCTCGCGTGGATCCGGAGCCAGCGCAGCCGCCACAGCCTGACGATAAATTTTAGGGCTGGCGAATGGCATCAGATATCCCCTCCAATACTTCCGTAAGCTCCCTGGTGAGAATCGTATGTATTTTTTCCTGTCGTTCGGTTTGGCTGATATCTGCCTCTGATGACACCGAAGCCACCACACCGGCAATGCGGTCGGCAACATTTAAAATCCCATCGCGCACTTCACGAAAAGCCTGAAACGCCTCCACCTCCACTTGCTTGACATCAACAAGACGCGCCGCCCGTTCTTCATAGTCCAACTCAGCCAACAGCGCTTGAAACTGCTTCTGTTTCGTCGCATGGATTTTATACGGAGTCATCCCGTTCAATTTGTCGCCACCAACAGCAACCCCAGACACATCCTCCGCCACAGCCACGCCGCCAGCACCTGGAGTTTCCGCCGCATCATCCAGCGGCAACCGCGCATGACGAGCATGCTCATACCCCGGATGCAGCGCCGCCAAATACGCCTTATCGGCAATCAGTGGATCGATCTGGCCGGAGGCGTCCAGGGGAATCACCCCGCGCTTCACGAGCTGGTTCACCATCGAACGACTCACCTTAATTCTCCGCGCATACTCACTCTGGGTCATTCATGCACCCCAAAAAAGTACGCCGTCAACCATCCGTCCATCATTCCATTTCTCTCATCGAATCACTAGGTTAAGTGTTAAGTGAAAATAAAACTCAAACTGTGCCGAAATACTGCGCGCACGGGCTCC